CGTACTGTTTTTCCTCTAGTATTTCGGTAAGAGTTAAACCTCTCGTTAGTTTTTCGCAAATTGTATCGGCTTGGTTCGTTGTTATCAATTCTGACTTTGACTTGGTTGTAATAGTATTCTTTGAGTTGCTCATCTGTATAGTTTCTAAATTGTTGTAATTTACTTAATTGTTTGATCCTTGTTTCATGTGTGTAGTTTTTCTTTCTAAAGCCTTTGACATTTTGATACCCATGATACTTACAATAATATGTACCATTTGCAAGTTCATAACCTTTCATTTTACAGGGTATCAATTTACCCTCACGTCTACCAGCTCTCGTAAAGCCTTGGCAGAATACCTTTCTCATAGGTCTACCTACCATGACAATATCTCTATTGTAATGCAATGGAAATAGAGCATTACTTTTTAGGTCTACCTTTATAATCAAGGTTATTTCTTTTATTGAACTCGACCTTTTCTCTATACCTTGGATTACTATTTTTTTTTATCTTGGTTAGTTCATTAATTATTTTTTGAGGATGAACATAGGTAGCCTTACTAATACGATCCAATTCAATTTTCTTTTCTTTAGCTAACTTAACATAATAAGGATTGTTAGTATCTGAATTAAGGTCTTTCAGGGGGAGCTTTGATAAGTTTAGTATCATACTATCCATATCACCTCTATTATCTCTTATAATAGCTTCTATATTATTGTTTAATGCTTCTACTAATACTGATCTTTTTTTTACATTAGAGTGATCTTTTTTATACATACTACTATTATTAGTGTATAAAATTGATCCATCTGATTCAGTTTTAAGGAAAACTTGGTTGATTTTATAGCTTTTACCGGACCTACCTCGTACAGTAGATATTATATGTAATTTTTCTAAGGTATCTAAAGTACGTCTCACAGTTATACGAGATAATTTAGTTTCTTTGGCGACTGTAGAATATCTCAAACCACATTCATAGTTATTCTTTTTCCAAGCGTGTTTCATTAAAGACAAGTAGCAGTTGATACAATTAGATTTCTTAACACCGCTTAATTTATCAAGGTGTCCATATAGCTTGTAAGTTATGTGTAAAAAGGCTCGGCTATTTTTCATAAGTGCAAAATTTCCTATGATTGCGCTGGAGGTCTAGCAAGATTGACAACCATTGGTCCTCATTCATTAGCTCAAAGTCTGTCTGAGAGCTTGTTATACGCTTGATACGGAAGGTTAGGCTGGTGTCGGTCAGATTTTTGTAAAATACTAAAAAACAGGGTATATTTAGGCGACTAGCGACTATCTTTGAGAGGGTTGTAGCCTTGTATTTTTGGTTTTTGTCAAAACAAGTCTCTATTATAGCTAAAGGCTCATAACATCTAGGACAACACTCGATACTATCAATATCGATCATAGCTATGCCATCATATTTTCTGTGCCAATCGTTATAATCGCCATTAGAAAATGCGTAGGTTTGTCTAGCCATTAATTTTTAAACAAAGTCCACATAACAGAAACTACAAAGAACAAACATAATACTTGTAGCTCCTTTGGTGCTTGTAAAAATATTTCAATCATTTTACCCCTTTCATCTGTTTTTTATTATTATTATTTCGTTGTCTCTTTCCTCTATTATCCTCTCTAGGTCTAGTAGTTGATTAGATAATTTTTCAATATGTTTTTTGTGTCGTTTAACTTCTTCCTTACATTCTTTTAATTTTTTAGGACAACCCACCTCTTCAAACATATTTACATTTGTCATTTCAATACCTCTATCTTCTTAACAACTGATCTAGGATATACAGTTACAGTACCGACAGAAAGTTTGTCGCCATCATAATTAAATGAAGTAAATATTTTAACTGTCTTTGCGTCTTTAGAAAAAAGATAACCTATATCTTCACATAATTGAAAGTTTAATTTTTCAACATCTTGTAAGCTATCGAACCAACTCGCATCAGTCACAATATCGTGCCAAATAATTTTTACTCTTTTATATTTAAACTTTGGTATTCCACCAGCTTTCATACAGATCCTTTATGCTTACTTTGTTGTTAGTGACTTCTAAAATTTTCTTTACCATTTCTGGATCGGGAAACCTTTTAACCTTTGCAGTTAAGCACCACCTCTGTTCTGATGTTCCCGGATTTTGTACTCCACGTATACCAAGTTCTAATCCAAAATTATAATAGGATAGACCTTTCTCTTTTCTATATTCTTCAAGTGTCATATTTCCTTTCTTGATTGCTCTGATTTGTATGTATATATATCATATTTAATGCTTTACAAGTAAAATAATATGTGTATAGATAGTGGAAAACTAGGAACTTATGAAAAAAGACGAACAATTAATAGAAGATGCTTTCTCAATATTTAATGGTGGTAAAGGATTAGACCATTGGTCATACTCATCTACCTCTACACCATTTTCTAAAAATTTAATTAGCTATACTTTTCCACAAGAGGTCAGAAGAACTTTTGCATTTAGATATAAAGCTAACTTTGGCAATCTTGTAAACAACACAGTACAAAGATTAATTGGACATGAAGTTTGGAAAACATCCACAATGAAAGAACCAAAATGGGATAGAGATTTTAATAAAATATTTCAAAATGAACTTGGTATTATAAATGAAAAACCACCAGTAGATGACAAGGATAAATTCGCCAGAGAACAAATGATTGAGTACGCAATAGATTGTATTGGTGTAACAGAGAAAGTTGTTAAAGATATAGTTAAAGATGACAACTTAATTTGTGAGTATCATGTAAGAAAAAAAGAAATGACAATGATTAAAGATATTCTAGGTAAAGTAGATTATCTTACAAAAAAAATATTTATAGAATTAAAAACAAAACCACCCAATATTAGAAAGGTTAAGAACAAGGAAGAGTGGACAATGAGTACACAACCATTGCCAACTGAACCCGCAACAGATAACCTTACACAGACTTCGTTCTACTATATGTGTACCAAGAAGATACCTTATTTAATTTATACAAATGATAAGGAACATATTATTTTTGATGAGACACACGAGTTAATGAAGAAAGACCATCTGGAATATCTTTACTATAAAATGGTTGATAAGATTTTACTTTGGGAACGTATGATTATGTTCTGCAAAGGAAGTCTGTCTGAACTTGCATTGATGTGTGAGCCACCAGACATATATCATCCTTATTATTATAAAGATTTAGCACCAGAACAAACAAAACTCATAACTAATTTATGGGGAATAAAACAACAACAATAACAAAAAAGGAGAACTATGTCTTGGATGATTTATAAAGGAAAAGTAATTGCAACATACACTTTTATTTACGCACAAAAGTTATGGGGTTTATTACCGGGTTAATAATAAAAACAAATGAAAGGAAAAAATATGAAAAGAAACATATATCAAAAGCTACATGATGCCTGTTTGACTGCGGGGTCTGTAAAGAAAGGTGCGAAAGCAAATGGGATGCACTTCAATCCCCTTTTGCACGACAAAGTTCAAGAGGTAGCAACACAAGCCTTGTTAGACAATGGTTTGTATGCGACTTGTAATTACCTAACAGAGATTGTGCCAAACATAAAACAAGTTATGGTCGTATGTACTATGCGAGTTTATGATGTTGACGATCCAACACAATATATACTTGTTGATGGATGTTCAGCATTTGGCAATCTTGATAAATTTGGAACCGGCAATGCTATGTCGTATTCACGAAAGTATGCGTTCTTAAATTTATTAAATCTTAAAACAGGTATCAAAGATGAAGATGGTTATGAACCAAAGCCATTTGAAGATTCTACAGAGCAATCTGTTGAAGAACCTACATATTTAGATGATACTATAGATGTAGAAGATATAAAGAATGAGATTAAGTCAGCTAAAAATTTAAAAGAGTTTAACATTTTAGCAGAGAAATATTCTAATCACATTCAATATCTAATAAAAAACAACACTAAAGTTTATCAACAAATAAAAGATGTTGCTGATACTAGAGAGTTGCAATTAACAAATAAGGGTCAGTAAAAGCTGACAATAACAAAGGAGTAAAAATGAGTGAAGATGTAGTATGGTGTAACTTAGTAAGAAACGAAAATAAGAACGCAGACAATCAACCTGATTGGGTAGCACCACCAAACCTAAAAGCACCAGAGGGTAAGAAATGGACTATAGGTGTTAAGATAGGAGACGTTTGGCATAATCAAGCTGGATGGAATGAGTTAGATGAACAGGGTAATATAACCGGTATCACAATTAAGATGACACCACCTAGTTCTAATAATGACAAGCCTTCAGCACCATCAAATAAGGGGTTTCAAAGCAAACCTAGTTATGGTAGTAAACAACAATATAAGTTTTAATTAACTTGTATATTTAGTCTTGGGGGAGTTTTTCTTTCTAGTTCCCTTTCGGTAGTTTTCTTCCCCGAGACCCTCAAATTATATGGATAAAAAAATAACAGACATAGATCAACAAATAGAAAAAAAGATCATTGATGATCGCCAAAAAGACTATGGTGATTATCAAGAAAACTTTATTATGTTAGCAGAAATGTTTACTATTATTTTAGCTAACAATTTAAAAACAAGAATTAAGCCACATCAAGTAGGTCAATTAATGATGGCACTAAAATTATATAGATCAACACGAAATTTTAAAGCCGATAATTATACTGATTTGAGTATATATAACAAGATGACTAAAGAAATACACAAAAAAGAGGTTGCCAAAAAGGATAAAGTATGACAAAATTCAAAAGAATTATTAATGGCGAATGTAATTTTGTAATTACAGAGCTATTCGATAATGCAGAAAAGGCTGCAGATGTGTCCAATAATGGAGAACCTGTAGAATGTAAGATTGATAATTTGAGGATCGATTTTACAACAGTAACAAAGGAGAAAGATGGAAGAGTTAAAAACTCGCCTTCAGAAGTACAGGGATCTTCAAGCGAAGAAACACGAGAAGTTCCTAGAAGCAAAGCACAAAGTGAATAAATATAAAAAAGATTCTTTTAGATTGCTTTGGAAAATAGAGAAGGCACAAGAACTTTTAATGGCAAATAGATAGTCATTAATTATTATAAAAAAAACTGAAGGAAAACGTAGGGGATTTATGACTAAAAATAAAGTGTTTACTGAAATTAAACTTGCTATGAAAGCAGGACATTATCGTGATTTAAGTTTTAAAGAAAAAAAAATATATAAAAACGCATTTAAAAATGGCTACAAGTTAGCGAAGATACATTGCAAAAAAAGAAGTCCAGAGTTTTATAAGCCAAGAAAAATTATTAGCTATTCATTTGCCAAACCTAGTACAAGAACTATTGAAAGTATTGTTAATAAAATTTGTATTCGTTACGAAGTACACAAAAAAAGTTTAATGGGTAAGGTTAGAACTCAAGATGTTGTTAGAGCAAGAAACATTATTCACAATATGTTGTATGAAAAATATAAAATGAGTTTAACAGAAATAGGAAAAATTTTTGGACAAGATCATACAACAGTTTTAAATTCTATTCAAATGAAACAAGAAAAAAGAAGATTCTGGAATGATGAGCA